TAAACTTGGTGGACACTGGTGACACACCTAATGACATCTATCAAATGGTATGTGATGTGGCTGTCGAGAACTATGAAGGCACCACAAAAATAGATAGAAAATTATGTAAGCAACCAGTGATGACAACTCCATACGGTAACAAACCTTACGGTAGACGTAAGCAAGTGAAGGACGAGTTGAGGAGGCGTAGTACTAAGCTTGGTGATAGCTTTGGGTTCAGTGATAATGCTGAGATCATGGAAATCACTAAAGCTATTGAAGTGGGTATCAACAAGGTTGTACACAAGTCAAGGGTACTCATGGATTGGCTTACTGATGTAGCTGGTGTAGTAGCAGGTCATGGACTACCTATGGAGTGGGTTACTCCCTTTGGTTTCTATGTGTATCAAACATATCCAGAGAATAAACAAAAGAGAATTAAGACACAACTCAATGGAGTGTTGAAGAGTTATAAGCCCTCGTTAAGAGAGATTATACCTCACACACAGAAAACTGAGAAGGCTAAGAATGCTATATCACCTAACTTCATTCACAGTTTAGATGCAGCACATCTAATGTTCACTGTTAATGACATGAGGTATGAGTATGGAGTCAAGAATCTTCATGTTGTTCACGATTGTTTTGGTGTACATCCTGACAGTGTTGATCTGCTGGTACATAACTTGAAGGAGAACTTCATTGAGATGTATACAGGGGAAGGGATACTGGATAGTTTTATTGAGGATTACCTTAAGCACTACTTGGACAGGCATGACTACTTTAAGATAGTAGAGCAGAGACCCAAAGTGGGTACTCTGAATATCAATGATGTGAGAGCATCAAAGTTTTTCTTTTCATAGTAAGGAGAAAGATATGAATGTAGAACAGATTAAGAATGAAGCAAAGGATGAGATCGCAGGAGAAGTACACGCGCAGTTGAAGGGTGAACTGAAAACTATCCAGCGTAACATCTTCGCTACCAAGAAGTTGTTGAAGCAGTACCAAATGGAAGCAGACCATGTAAGTGAGAAGGTTGAAGGAGAACTGGATATCTTGGAGACCTGCTAATGAAAAAGGGACGGACAGTAAGACACTCTACACGATACCTACCTCCGTCTGTGCTAAAGGATTTACCAAGGAGAGGTGGGTTCATAGTAGACTTCAAAGATGTTGGAGGACAGCTTGTAGATGCTACCTTCAAGGATGCTGAAGGTGAGCACACAGTCCTTGATGCGTTAACCGACCAATCAAAGGAGAGAGTAGATGGCGAAACCTAAGACAGAGTATACTAGAGGACCATACTTTATTATCTACACTGGTATCTCTGAGTTTGATATCAATGAAGAGAAGTATGATACCTACGAGGAAGCCTTAGAATGTGCTAAAGAAATGGCACAGGAATGCTGTATGAACTATACCATTGTACAGGGTATTGTGGAAGTACAATTTAAAACCAGTGTTAAAACGAAGAGGTTCTAATGGACCCAACAGAACGAGATCAATACATGAATGCCCTCTTCGATGAGGTAGGTGATGGTGCTATGAAGATGGCACAGGTTATCCAAGACATACGCAGACCGGGAGCACGACTAGCTGCTGCTATGTTCTTCTTCAAGTGTGTAGTAGACAGTAACAACCTACCTCAGTCCGAGCTATTCGCCAGTGTAGGACGTATGGAGAAGGAAGCAACACGACATCAAAATGCAAAGCTGGCGGGAGCAAGAGCTTACATAGAGAATGATTTTCTATCACATGATTAAAGGAGAGTAAGAATATGAGTAAAGAACTGAACTACACCCCGAAGGGAATCTCTAACTACACTTGGTTGTCTCGACCAGACACGAAGTTCAACCCTAACGGAGTATACACTGTAACACTGGCCTTCGATAAGAAAGCTAAGGGTGTTAAAGAGATGTGTAAGAAGCTGATGGATGCTTACAAGAAAGCACAGAAGCCTAAGAAGAAAGGTGGTAAGAAGCCTTATGAAGAGAATGATGAGGGGATGATTGAGATTAGGTTCAGTCAGAAGGCTGTCATCGAGACTAAATCTGGAGATACCTTTGAGAAGACTGTAGCTATCCTTGACAGCAAGGGTAAGCCAGCGAACCTGAAGGTACAGGTAGGTAACGGTAGTACCATGAAGGCTTGCTACAGCATCCGACCTTATGACTACAATGGTTGTGGACTGAGCTTGGACTTGAATGCTGTAAGTATCGTGGACCTTGTAGAGTATGATGGTACAAGTAACTACGAGTTCGATGAAGAGGAAGGTGGCTTCGAGGGTAATGATGCTCCAGCCGATGATGATGAAATGAACAAAGAGAACTGGGATAACGATGAAGAGGATGATACCGGGTCAGAAGATGACGAAGATATCCCCTTCTAAGGGTATCAACTATAAGTCACAGTTTGAAAAAGACTTTGGTCAGGACTTACTCCGTCTTAAGAAAGGCGGGGTAGTCTCTGACTGGACGTATGAGGAAGACTACATATCCTATAAGCTGGAGCACAAGTATAATCCTGACTTCAAACTGATAGGAAAGTATGGTCGTGTGATGTATATAGAGACCAAAGGTTACTTCAAATCAAAGGACCGAACCAAGCACAAGAAGGTGAAGGCACAGAACCCTGACAAGGATGTGCGGTTTGTGTTTATGAACTCAAGAACTAAACTAAACAAGAACTCTAAGACCACTTATGGTAGCTGGTGTACCAAGAATGGATTCAAGTATGCCGACAGGCGCATACCTGATGAGTGGTTGTTGGAACTTAACAAGGAGTGAACATGAGTGACATATATCCATTAACTATTATTAAAGATAGATATAATGGTGTATACTCTGAAGGCAAGTGGACCGCATGGAATGTGGATGCAGACTGTGTACCTTATGGACATCAGAGTTGTGACATTACAGCACATGAGTTTTGGTTGCACAATCAACGCCCTGTTGGTAAAGGTGAGACCATTGAAGAAGCTATTAGAGACTTGTATATAAAATTAGACAAGGAGTAAACATGAGTGATGGCTAAGGCTACATTCGATTACAAGAACGGTAAGCACGGAGAGAAGTAATGATTGAAATGTTTGAGTTACAGCTACACTGGATTCAGTGGGTAGAGGTAGTGTCACAGATCGGAGTGGTCTTGGCAACTTTGAAATATGTAATCAAGGGGTAACATGGATGACGAAAAACAGAGTGGAGAATTTCTTTATCACACTAGCTGCGATAGTTGTGGCAGTCGGAATAACCTTGGGGTATACACTGACCACACTTATTGCTTCGGTTGTGAGGAACACACACAGACTGAAGATGGAGTGGACAAGAAAAAGAAAACCAACAAGCCTGTTGCTCAAGGCTTAACACAAGAGGGAGAGTATGTCGAAATTAAAGGGCGTAAAATTCTGCGAGAAACTGCGAGAAAGTTCCGGTACTCTTGGGGCAAGTATCAAAACAGGCCGTGCTACGTTGCCACTTACTGTGACTCAGACGGACAGCCCGTTGCCCAAAAGTTACGAAGCAAAGATAAGCGGTTTAAGTTTATCGGAGATACGGGACTTGGTAGACTTTTTGGACAGCAGTTATGGTCAGGTCGTGGTAAGAAGGTAGTCATCACTGAAGGTGAGATTGATGCGATGACTGTATCACAGATGCAGGATAACAAGTGGCCTGTAGTATCTGTACCTAATGGTGCTGCTGGTGCTAAGAAGGCACTGAAGAAACAACTGGAGTGGCTCGAAGGTTATGAGACTGTGGTGCTAATGTTTGACGAGGATGATCCAGGTCGAAAGGCTGCGAAGGAGTGTGCTCAACTGTTCACTCCCGGTAAAGCATTCATAGCCAAGCTACCAATGAAAGACCCTAACGAAATGTTAGTGGCTGGTAGAGGACACGAGATCATTAAGTGTATGTGGGATGCTCGTCCCTATAACCCTGATGGAATTATTAGTGGAGCCGATACATGGGACATACTAAATTCACCAATAACAAACAGACCCATACCTACACCTTGGGTTCATACAAACGAGAAGATGCACGGAGGTCCACGTACAGGAGAGATCACAATGGTCTGTGCGGGTACTGGCATTGGGAAGAGTCAGTGGTGTCGCCAGTATGCTTGGAATGCGTTGAAAGACGGGGAGAGGGTGGCATATATAGCCCTTGAAGAGACTGTTAAGAGAAGTATCCAAGGTATACTAAGTCTTGAAGTGGAAGCACCGTTGCATATAGATAACGACAAGACTGAAGAGGAGATAAAGAGTGCTTGGAAATCTCTTATACACGATAAGCCTATTTACTTTTACGATCACTGGGGTAGTGCTGATTCCGATAATCTTATTAATAAAATCCGTTTCCTTGCCAAAGGGTGTGATGTATCTTTGGTTGTACTGGACCACATTTCTATTGTTGTATCAGACATTGAAGGTGGAGATGAACGTAGAATCATTGATAACCTTATGACCAAACTAGCGACACTCGTGGTTGAACTGGGTATCGCACTGGTTATTGTTTGTCATGTACGCAAGAGTCAGGGCAAATCATTTGAAGAAGGAGGACAGATTGGACTGGATGATCTTAGGGGTAGCGGTAGTCTTAAGCAACTATCGTGGACTGTGGTTGGCCTTGAACGGGACCAGCAAGGAAAGAACCCAAACGTGGCGACAGTTCGAATACTCAAGAACAGAACGGTAGGAGAGACAGGAGTCGCAGGTCAGATATGTTATGATGCTGAGACTACTAAGTTGAATGAGTATCACGCTGAGTTTGATGACGATGATGATGATGATGATGTGGAGGATATATAATGAAAGTTTATAAGATAGTACGTGGTGGGGAACCAAGTAGCAGAACCTTGCAACGAATGTGTGACGTGAAAAATTCACTTGGTCGTTGGGGTTGTAAGGATGGTAAGACGATTGTTCGCCAGTATGATTTGGATCACGCTCCACATACTGACATTAAAATCCAAAGCACTAATAGTGGGTGGATGAAAGATGAAACTTGTATTTGATCTTGAAACGGATGGTCTCTTGGAGGATGTAACCAAGGTTCACTGTATGGTAACGGAGGAGGTAGACACAGGTGAGATACGGAGATACACTAGAGAAACAATGGACGAGGGAATTGAGGAACTCAAGAAAGCAGAGACCATTATCGGACACAACATTATTGGTTATGATATACCTGTTCTCTCTAAGCTTTATGGCTTTAGTGTTCCGGTTGACAGAGTGTTTGATACTTTGGTTGTCTCACGTCTACTAAACACAGAGCTAAAGAGATTTGACTTCAGACGTACAAAGAACAACTTCCCCACAAAGCTTCTAGGCTCACATAGCTTAGAGGCGTGGGGTCACAGGCTAGGAGAGTACAAAGGTTACAAGCCAGAGAGTTGGTTAGTCTATACTCCAGAGATGCTTGAGTACTGTGAGCAAGATGTAAAGGTCACGCGAACTTTGTATCAAAAATTTTTGGGCCAATTGTGGGAAGGCGACTGTATATTATTGGAACACCAAGTTGCCGATGTGATTTTCAAACAAGAGCAAGCTGGTGTTGCCTTCTCCATATCAAAGGCTACCCAACTACTTGCTGACCTACATGAAGACAGAGCTATTGTAGAGTATAGGTTGAAGCAACAGTTCAAAGGTTGGTTCAAGTTTGAAGAAGAGTTCACACCCAAGCGACCCAACAAGACACGAGGGTATACTGCTGGTGGAACCATGAGTAAGATTATATGGATAGACTTTAACCCTGATTCAAGAGCACACTTAGCGAAGGTGCTGAAGGATAAGTATGGATGGAAACCAAGGAAGATCAGTGATGCAGGGAACGCAGTCATGGATGAGTCAGTCCTCAAAGGGCTTAGTAAGTTGGGAGGGACGGCTGACATGCTCACCTATCTCACCTTATCCAAGCGTATCAGTCAGCTTGCCGAAGGGAGATCAGCGTGGCTCAAGCTCGTCACCAAACAAGGAACCATTCACGGACGAGTCAACCCTATGGGAACGGTTACGGGAAGGATGTCGCACTTCAGTCCTAACATGTCTCAAGTACCTGCTGTATACAGTCCTTATGGGAAGGAATGCCGTGAACTATTTACGGTTAGATCCCCCGACAACTTTATCGTGGGTGCTGATGCTGATGGCCTTGAGTTACGCTGTCTCGCACACTATCTATACAAGTATGATGGTGGGAAGTATGCTCGTGCTGTACTTTATGGGAACAAAGAAGAGGGTACAGATGCCCACAGTCTCACTCTTAAAGCGTTGGGTAGTTTATGTGACTCAAGGGACACGGCGAAGACGTTCTTCTATGCGCTCCTCTACGGAGCAGGAGACTATAAGTTGGGCCTCATTCTTGGAGAGAGTTCATCAAGAAGAGCCACACAAAAAGGCAAGCTTGCAAGAGCTAAGATTGAGGTGGGAATCAGAGGTCTCGGTAAGCTCAACAAGAAAATCAAAAGGATCATCGACAAGAGGCAAAAAGAACACAAGCGCATGTGGCTCAACGGACTTGACGGTAGAAAAATATTCGTCAGATCAGAACACGCAGCCTTGAATAGTTTACTACAGTCTGCTGGCGGTGTTATCATGAAGAAGGCATTAACTATACTGTACTCTGACTGGACTTACATTAAGAACTATAAACACATGGATGACTATTGGTTCTTGATTAATAGTCATGATGAGTTTCAGGTTGAGGTTAGTTCTAAGCATGAGCCTAAGTATTTTGGTGAGAATATGTGTAGGGCTATGACAGCAGCAGGAGAACACTTCAACTTTAAAGTACCAATAACAGGAGAGTACAAGATAGGGAAGACATGGGCAGAGACACATTAACACCAGAACAAATAGAAAAGAGACGAGCATACGATAGAGCCTATCATAAAAAGAATAGAGATAAACGTAATGCTCGTGGTGCTGAGAAGAGAGCAAAGTACAAAGCAAAAAGAGTTAAGTTAATAGAACTATTCGGAGATAAGTGTATGGATTGTCAGTATACTTTTCATCCTAATGTTTATGACTTCCATCATAGAGTACCTGAAGATAAAGAATTCTCTTTAGAGTTTAAAGCTTTTAGTAAGAGATGGGAAAAGGTTATGACTGAAGCGAGTAAGTGTGACATGCTTTGTCGTAACTGTCATGCTATACGACATATTAAAATGAAGGAGTCATAATGAGTCGAGAGAAAATGGAAAGAGCAATGCAGGATAATTTAAATAAGGTAATGCCACCGGATGTTACTTGTAGTAGTGGTGACAGTGAGATGCCGATTCCCCGAATGGTAGTAGATGGTGTATCTCCAGAGCACTACAGCCGATGGAAGTTTGAACCCATCACGTTCATCATGGCAAACAACCTCCCGTATGTTATTGGGAATGTAATCAAGTATGTCATGAGGTACGACAGTAAGGATGGACTGAAGGACTTGAAGAAAGCAAGACGATACATTGACATGCTCATTGAACAAGAGTATGGAAAGGAGAATGTATGAAGACAATGGTATACTGTGTATTCAGAAACATAGAGAAGGCTACTATGAGTTTCGAGGAGTTAATTTCTATTCATGAAAGACAGCTTGATGCTGAGGAACAGATGTTATTGTACTATCAAGTTACTGAAGGAGACTCTTTCTTCATACAAGAGTGGGAGGTCAAATGAAAAGAATAGCAGTACTAGATGCTGACATCTTTGTATTCAAGGTAGCCAGTGCAGCCATGAAGGAGATCATGTTCGATGAGTACGTGGTATCCATTGGTGACAGTGCCGAAGCTAAGGTAGCTTTAGATAACT